TACACTATTTTAGAGCCTTATAGGATGTATAAAAAAGGCCTAATGTCCCCCATAAAAAAAGGCACTATCCTCGCGGATAATGCCTTTCTTTTGAATCAGTTACGAATGAAGATTAGTTCATGCCGTACTGTCATATTATACGTCCTCATGTTTTCTTATGTTATATTAAATAATTAATATAATCAGTCACTTATTATATTTTTCATACTGTACATTGTTCCAGTGCTTTCTCTTGTTTATCCTGTTATGCAATAAACCGTGGGGTACTCGGTGGGGTACAAAAACTGGGATGAACTAATTATGGCTGGTGGTCTTAATAAACTGACTGATAGAAAGCTAAAAGCTATTCATGGAGTACCCTGTCAGAAGCCCTATAAACTCTCTGACGGGGCTGGTTTGCTTATCCGCGTGTCAGCAAAGGGATCGATTAGCTGGGCTTTCAAATACCGCTTAGGCGGTCGGGAAAGTGAAGCGATCATCCTTACACTAGGTAAATATCCAGATATGGGGCTTAAACAAGCTAGAGACTCCCGCGATAAATGCCGTAATTGGCTCGCCGATGGTAAAGATCCCCGCTTGCAGCTCAATCTCACTATGGAAGAAAGCCTTAAACCAGTGACAGTTCAAGAGGCGATTGAATACTGGATAAGGGAGTACGCCGAAGATAACAGGGCGAATGTCGAGAGGCATAAAGCTGAGCTAAGGAAACACATATACCCTTACATCGGAAAAATGGCCTTATCAGACTGTGAGACCCGGTACTGGCTAGGCTGTTTTGACAGGATGAAGAAAAAGACCCCTGTAGCTGCTGGTTATGTGTTCCAAATGTGCAAGCAAGCCTTAAAATTTTGTCGCGTTCGTCGGTATGCCGTTAGTTTAGCTCTTGAAGACTTGTCTATACCTGATGTTGGTAAAAAACAGGCGAAAAGGGATAGGGTACTTAGCGATAAAGAAGCCGGTGATCTCTGGTCGGCCATAATCGACGGTACACGCTTCATGCCCTACTACACCAATCTTCTCAAGGTCGCTATGGTCTTCGGCTGTAGAACGCAGGAAATTAGGCTCTCAGAGTGGAATGAGTGGGATATGGGGGCTTGGGTATGGACCGTACCGAAAACGCACAGTAAGGGCGGAGAGAAAATCATTCGCCCTGTTCCTGAAGCCATGAGACATTTTATCCATGAATTGTATGAAGAGAATAAATCAACTGGCTTATTTCTTGGGGAGCTCAAAGGTAGTGAGGCGGTGAGTCAGTGGGGTAGGACGCTCTATAAGAGATTTGACCATGCAGAGCCCTGGACTCTTCACGATCTACGTCGAACGTTAGCAACACACCTCAACAACATGGGCATTGCCCCTCATGTGGTAGAGCAACTGCTAGGACATTCAATGCCAGGTGTTATGGCAATTTATAACCGAAGCGTATATCTACCAGAGAAACTCGATGCCCTTAATAAATGGTGTGATCGCCTTAATATTATTGGAGATAATAACTCAAAAGTGATTTTGTTTAAGGGATGTAAAAATGGATAAGTATTCTAATCAAATAGATGAAGTGGCTATTACATTATACGAGTCAGAGCTATTGATAGATTATAAAGCGGTTGCACCCCCTCAAAGTAGGAATGAACTCTATTCTATAGGGTGTGTGTTAGATTCTCGTAATTGGGGAGAGCAGATATCAGTCAGAGAAGTAATGTATAAAATGCTTACTGATAAGCGAATGGAGATGGCTTGGCCAGCTCTAACAAAGAGAGCAAGCGAGTGCCCGATAAGGTCATTATTCTATATGGCTCTGTGCACCGAAATATCTGAAATATACCCAGGCCCTGATGACTGGAGTTTACTGACACCTAATGAAAAAAAGAGAAAGTTGGATAAAATTAGTAAGCTTGCATTATCTTTATGTCAAGAGATAGCTAATACACCTCTCGATAGTAATGTAATGGAATATGCTAATCATAAAATGTATTTTGATAATTTTAAACAACGCTGTATGAGCAATAAGTATAGGGAAAAAATTGATTTTAGTTTGAGTACTTTTTGTAAGTTAGAAGGCGACTTTTATATTAAAAAGCAAGAAAATTTAGAAAATGTTGTAGCTAACTCTTGGGCTGATATTGGCGTAATGGGGCCTAGTGTTAGCTCGTTGCTTCAAGATATATATTCAAAAGCAAAAAACTCTAATTATGAGTCAGTGATTAAAAGAAAGAGTCAAGTTCGAAGATCGTATTTTATAAGGAAATTATCGGCCTTCTTCCAAGAATCTTTTGATACACCACTCCACAGTATCACTGCTGCCATTTGTTCTGTATTTCTCGATGAAGATATATCGATAGAGGAAGTCCGTTCTACGATTAGATGACATTGGTGTAAAATAAGGTGTCTGGCTATGTTTTACGCCAATGGTGGTTTTCAACATAAAAAAGCTGAAATATCGCCAATTACATACCTCTTAAACATGATTAATAATAACTCCACAAAACACAGAGATAGTGGAGTTATTATGAGTAAGCACCAATACAATCATCCAACCCCTGAACAACGTAGAACAATTCTCGAAGAATATGGCTTCAAATATGATCGCCGTATTCGTGAGGAGGAGTGCTATGAAATCACTAGCATCTCTCGGTCAGCTCGTTTCAACATGGAAAATGAGGGTCGCTTCCCTAATCGTTGCCACTTTGGTCGAAACAGTTGTGCCTGGCTTCTTTCTGAAGTTCTCTGGTGGGTTAGAAATCCTCCCGTAGTTGAGAACGTAAACAACCCACACAGCCGAAAGCCCTCTTAACACAGGAACACTGCAATTAAACGCAAAATATTATTTATCACCAATGGGATCGAATTTTCGGGAATTTGCATAACTAATCTTGCAGTATCTGGGTTGCTGTCGCGGCGGCTCTAAATAACTCAATTCGGGGCTTTAAATATGACTATTAATAAAATGACCTTAACCGGTCAGGGGCTTCCTTACGCCCAAAATCAAGAAGTGACTATGAGCAGCTTAGAGATGGTTGCGTACATAAATAGCGATCGCCAGTCTAAGGCAGAGGCTGAGGGACTGGAGTTCCCTTGTAAGAAATATCGTCAGCTATCACATAAAAACTTTATGGCCAAAGTACCAAAAGTACTCGGCTTAACGTCGGCTAAATATTTAGCCGATGATGAATTCACTAGTGGAAATGGTGCTAAGGCTACAAGAAATATTTATAACTTCCCTAAGCGTGAAGCCTGTCTTATGGCCATGAGCTATAGCTATGAATTACAGGCAGCTATCTATGACTACATGGAAGAGCTGGACCGTCAAAGGGGTGGATACCTTTCCCATACTATCAGTGAACTACAACAAATCGTTACGACTGCAAGAAAGCACTCAGATGAGGATTCTAGCGATGCAGGTCGTCGATTAAGAAAGAGACAGGATGATTTACCACTGCTTAATAAGGCTGAGTATCTGGTAGAGAGTCTTGGGCAATTGAAGCTGAGTTTTGGGAAGGAGTCTGGCGATGATAAGTAAAACTACAGCGGCTTTGCAGAGCCGCTCTAGCATCGTAACAGAAGAACGCTGTAAAGATACCATACTGATCAGCCTGGTCAACCAACCACCCGTGAAAATTTGCGGGTTGCAGGTCAGCAATACTTACTCACAAATAATTGTAGTTATTCTCGGGGTAACCAGCCTTTCGAGTTTCTTGCAGGGACTGGAAGATTATTCTCTGATAGCTTTTTTAACAAGAATGCTTCGTGAGATGGATTCCAACCATCCCAATTACCAGCCCAGCACGAGTTACAACATGAAATACCGTATCGATCAATTTTATGTAAATAATAGGCGCCTTTGCCATATTTCACTTCAGAATTACATAAATCGCACTTGCCGTAAATCTGGCCATCTTTTGGGTCAATACGCATTTTATCAGCTCCATTTTCAACCTTTAGGCTCTATACCATTTCTACGTAATTCAGCTCTTGCTAATTCTTTTAGCCAGTTTCCTAAACTGACCCCTTCGCTTGTAGCAACGGCACTGAGTTGTGATTTTAACTCAGGGGAAATACGTATTTGGAATGTTGGCGACCAGCCATCACCTTTTTGTGATTTATCTCGTTTGATAGTTGACATGTACGTACGTAACCTCATAGTATGGATTCCATTACGTACGTACGTTAACATAAAGTACGTAATTAAAACAACGCCTCAGACTGTTGGAGCAGTACTGAAGCGTCTAACCACAATCATTTATCTGAGGTAAAAGATATGGCTGTAATACAGCATACCCAAACTCACCCCAAATTTACATGGCGTTTTATGGCTTTAAGCGCTGATGGTCTTGATATTGTTCACATCGAAGCGGGAACGGAAGAAGAAGCCCGCGCGTTATCCCCTGCTGGCCATGTGATTATCTTTGCCGGTCGATTCAATGAAGGGGGCCGCCATGACAGCTAAGCAAAATATTATTGATGTTGGCGATACCATGCGCTCCTTGGAGGCACTTCTTTCTGCAGCAATGGAGATGGATCCCCGTATTGAAGGCCAGAGTGAAATGGTTTTCGAGCTTGTTGATATAGCTTTAGTCCGTTGTAAGAAAGCGCGCCAAGTCATTGAGAGTAAGGGGGTGACTCATGTCAGATATTTATAACGCTCTAGCGACTAGTTCTCGTCTCTTGGGGCATCACTCTAGTGAAACCTTGGCTGACTATCGAGATAGTCTTGATGACGCAGAGATTGCCGTTAATCGGGCTTTACACTTGATCGGTAATCTCATTCTGGAAGCTGAACAGAGCGATTGTTATTCAGATAAGGAATCACGCCGAGACTTGGTGGCAATAGGTAGCGTATTGCGTAACCTTCCCCGTTTAGCGCAAGCCCTTAATTACAACTCGAAAGAGATTGAGTACGAACTTAAACGCCGTAAAGGAGTTAGCCAATGATAAGCAACGTTAAATTTAATGAGTTGGCTAATAAGGTCGTGGTAATGGAAGACCGTATAGCTGAGCTGGAAGTTATCGTCCGTTCACTGAGTGATCGTGATGGTGGGAATATCCCTGCGGGCATGACTCCACTGACTACCCTAGCGGCTGAGTTCGGTATCTCTACCAAGAAAGGGGAAGAGCTGGCAAAAAATAGCGGTGTGTTGCTGGTTAAGCAGAAGTCAGGTGGTTATATCGTACCTGATGAAAAGTTCAGAGAGGCTGCAAGGCTGGTATTACGTTCTGCAAAACGCAAGATAGGTTCCGCGTATTGGTACCACCCATTACTAGGTAAGTTTCAAATGAGTGGAGGGATACCGAAGTGAAACCACAATTAACCACTATTGATACTGTCTCAGATCAATTATTTGCCTGCGTGTATAACTGGTCTCATGGTCGCCCGTACACGAAAAGCGATATTGATAAGGCCCTACTGGCACATAGGGATTCAACCACTCGTTACGGTCGCCTAGCAGCCCGATTGAAAGAAATTGGTGAGAAGACTTACGAGCAGCTTTGTGATGAAGGGTATCTTAATACTGACGCTGATAAAGCTATAGCTTTCCGTCGTGAGGAGCTGGAGTCTCTGGCGGGTAGAGAAGAACTCAACTCTTGGCTGACAGATGTTAACCGCATTGCGCGTTTATTCCCTGAGGGGGCCGTCACAGCGAAGAAGACTAAGTTACCTTTATCGCGTGGCTCAGACGGTTTCAACGTGCGGCAGAGTTATATCATCAAGCACTTTTTACCGGCGCAGTCATTCTGCGGTATCTATGGGCCAAGCGGCTCTTACAAAAGTTTCTTAGCGGTGTCTTGGGCTTGTCATATTGCTAGTGGCCAAGCATGGGCAGATAAGAAAGTCACCCACAGTTCAGTTCTTTATGTTGTGGGGGAAGGTGGTGTAGGTGTCCCGCGCAGAATTAGAGCCTGGGAACAGGCAACTGGTAGAACGGCGGATAATCTCTGGCTGGTCAATCGCCCGGTATTTCCGGTAAGACCTTCAGAAGTTGATGAGGTATTGCTAGCAGTAAAAGAGGTCGAGGAAAAAAGCGGGATCCCCGTTGGGCTAGTGGTGATCGATACGCTAGCGCGATGCTTTGGCGGTAATGACGAGAACGATGCGCGTGATATGGGGGCATTTATCGAAGGGTGCGACACTATTAAGCAGAAAACCGGCGCTACTGTGCTGGTGGTCCATCACTCAGGTAAAGACGAAGCGAAAGGCGCTAGGGGATCTAGTTCATTACGGGCGGCGCTTGATGTTGAGTTTAACGTTAAGCGTGAAGGGGAAGGTAAAGCACTCATCCTGTCATGCACCAAGATGAAGGATGCAGAAGAGCCAGAGCGTAAAGCCTATGACCTCAGAACCGCCGAACTGTATGAAGACGAAGACGGGGAAACGGTGTGCTCTCTGGTGGTATACGACAAGCCCCGTGAACCTAACGAGGTTGAGGCTGAACTAGCCAGCGTCTCTCGACTGACTGATAACCACCAAGCATTATGGCAAGCGGTGAGAAGTCGGACGGCTAAGGGGGATCCGTGCACTATTCCTGTCATTAAAGACGATCTAAAAGCCACGTTAGGCATTGAGAAGGTCAGGAAGTCTTTTCACCGCTGGCTGGATAAGTTGGAGAGTGAAAATATTATCCGTGTTGATGGGGAATATCTCACACCTCTAGTACAACACGCGCGGCACTAAACGCGGCAAGTGCGGCAATGTGTATGATTTATGTACTATTGCCGCACTTAGCCTGTATATATACGAGCTAAGTGCGGCACATTAAATAAAGTCAGTAATACCAAGGGCTACAGCGATATTCGTAAAAACAAAGTGCGGCACTCCGCGCGCGCTTTCTTCGCGCGGCACTAAGTGCGGCAAGTGAGACAACCAATAGAAGGCGTTAACTATGAAAAGACTTGAAGAAGTCAAAAGCCGTTTAGAGGCACTTGAATCCTCCTTACTGGCACAAGAAAAAACGTTAGGCCGATACGCTGCCGACGAAGCGATCAGCAACCAAGTAACAGAGCTGAAAGACTTTGTACAAAATGAGGTGGCAAAGCTTAAAAAGAGCGATATGACCGATGATGAAAAGTTCCACGTTCTACCTGGTTTAGAAGATGCTCTTGGGACTGAAATTAATAATATGCGTCGTGGGGAGAAGCCAAGTAAGAAGTTACTGGAGAAAGTCCTAAATTCTCTTTATACAGTAGAGCACTCTATACATCAGTGAAGATTAAGGTGATTAGGTAGAACATATCAACTAATCAGATGTCCTAGTGTTGTGCTATCTTTCTTCTTGTTGAGCCAATGAAGTTCAAAAAACTTAACTCATTGTTGTGAAAAAAGTTGTTTTCATGTACAAAAAACAAGACCTACTGTAAAATGGCACATCAATAAGCACTGTATAAACGTACAGTATCCTAGTAAGAAACTTGTTATAAGGGGGGCACGAAATGGCTTATTCAGCTTTAGCGATTGCTAATGCCTTCATCGAAAGGTCTAAGCAATATGGTATAAATGATCTATCGCCTATGAAGTTACTAAAGTTAGTTTACTTCGCTCATGCGTGGCATTTAGCTGTAACTGGTAAACCTTTATTTGATGAACCTGTATGCGCTTGGCGCTACGGCCCAGTTGTCCCCTCTGTCTATAACGAGTTCAAAGGGTATGGGGCTGGTCATATACCTACGCCGAGCGTTGTTTACATCAATAAAAATGGACATTCTGAGCCAATCATCCCATCAGTTACAGATAAAGAAACGTTATCTTTTATTGATGCGGTCTTAAGTACATATGGTAATCAAAGTGCTATCTTTTTATCGAACCTTACCCATCAGTCGGGATCTGCTTGGGAAGTAACTAAAGACCGGCATCAACATGGTGGGATCAACAGTTGGCAGATTCCTAATGACGTTATCCGTACGACAACGCGTAAACAATTAGGCATTTAGTATAAAATGCCTAAAAAGTCGAATGGATTGAGCGCTAGTCTCAAGGATCTAGAGAAATTAGCTCAAATAGACGTTGATAACAAAAAAGATAATAAAAGCTTCACTGAGGCTAATGATTTAACGTTAGACGAAGAAACTGACCTCCAGAATAATAGTAATCCCTCTACGTATTTACAGAAATACGTAGAGTACTCTGAAGCGATAGATAATGAGAAAACGCGAAAGAGAAATGGAAAGATTCTAAAATGGAAAATTAGAAATAATAAACAAGATGTTAAAATGCGACGCCGCTACGCATCGAAAGCTTATAACTTTGTCTTTCTGTGGTCATGTTTTTTATTTATAACCATTATTCTATCCGGTTATAAAGATATTAAAATATCCTCACCTAATTTAAATATAACTTCAAAGTTTGAGCTTAATGACTAGGTTCTTATTGCTCTAATAAGCGGTGTTACTGTTAACATTGTTGCCGTTTTTGTCATAGTTATCAGAAATTTATTTCCTAACGCCAAATCTGACGGAGATAATAGCTCCACAAATGAGAAGAATACCAAGCCTACTCCTGAAGAAAAAAAGCCTTCAACAGATTAGTTTTGTAAATTAATCGTCCTAGTGTTTTTCCATGTTTACCCCCAGATTTTTAACGGTTTTCTTTATTTTAAAAATGTATATTTTTAAGCGTGGCACTCAGACGTGAGCCGCCACTGTCCGCTTGTTTTTGCCGACTTTAGACGGTTCCTTCCAAGCGGGCACCCCTCCAGAGCTGGTTTCACGTCTTCACGTTACTAATACGGAAACCACATCAATGAAGAAACTTTTAGAATTACGCCAGAAGAAATCCGCCCTCAAAGTCCAGATGAAAGCCATGCTGGAAAGTGCAGAGGAAGAGAACCGCAGCCTGAATGACGATGAAGGTAAAAAGTTCGATGAGCTACGCAGTCAAGCCACTAGCCTTGATACCGATATTCAACGCCTTGAAGCGGTTGCGGATGAAGAGCGCAGTAAAACAGGTGAACCTGCAATAAAGAAAAATAGTAATGACGAACTACGCACCTACATTCTAACGGGTGAAACCCGTGCCCTCTCAACGGCAACAGGTGCTGATGGTGGTTACACAGTGATCCCTGAGCTGGACACAGAGGTAATGCGCCAGCTACAAGATGATAGCATCATGCGTCAATTAGCTACGGTTAAAACTACCAAGACCAACGAATATCAGAAACTGGTCTCTATCGGTGGTGCTACGGTGAATCGTGGTACCGAGGGTGAAACACGGACAGAAACCAGTACGCCTAAGCTGGAAGAGGTTAGCATTAAGCTCAACCCAATCTATGCCTACCCTCGAACGACTCAAGAGATCCTCGACTTCTCAGAAGTAGATATTTTGGGCTGGCTGACCTCTGAAATTGCCGACACGTTCACTAATACCGAAGAAGATGACTTCGTTAATGGTGATGGCACCAAAAAAGCTAAAGGCTTCCTCACTTACCCTCGCGCGGAAACCGGTGATAAAACTCGCCCATTCGGTACGCTTGAGAAAGTTGTTACTCCAGCCGTTACTGCTGATGGTCTGATCGACATTCTGTACAAGCTCAAATCTAAGTATCGTAAAAATGCGGCATGGATAATGAACTCCAATTCTGCAGCGACACTACAAAAGCTGAAAAATGGTAATGGTGATTATATCTGGCGTGAAGGGCTGGTGGCAGGTTCACCAGATACCTTACTAGGCCGTCCTGTTCAGTATGTTGAAACCATGCCAGATGCAGAAGCTGGTAAAGCATTTCTGGCCGTAGGTGATTTCAAACGCGGCTATTTCATTGTCGATCACACTACCGGTGTGCGTACCCGCCCGGACAATATCACAGAGCCTGGTTTCTATAAGGTTCACACTGATAAGTATCTGGGCGGGGGTGTTGTGGACTCCAATGCTATCAAGGTTCTTGAGATGGCAGCAGCGCAGTGATTCAGCTAGGGGCTTCGGCCCCTTTTTGGTCTTTAAGGAGTCCACATTGAAAAAGAATGATTTTGAGATCCGCACCTCTGAGATAACCACCAGCGAACGTAAGTTGATTGGCTATGTTGTGCGTTGGAATAGCAAATCAGAAGTGATCTGGGATGAATTTATCGAACAGTTCTCGCCTGGTGCTTTTGCTAATAGTCTAGCTGGTGGCGCAGATGTCCGAGCTCTATTCGAGCATAACCCGACTCAGCTATTAGGCAGAACCAAATCAGGCACACTGGTTCTAGCTGAAGATGATATAGGGCTACGCTTTGAACTCTCGCCACCGGATACACAGCTCGGTAATGACGTTCTAAAGCAAGTCGAGCGAGGCGATTTATCAGGCATGAGCTTTGGTTTCCGCGCGCTAAAAGATACCTGGGATATTAGTCAGGCACCTTACTTACGCACTGTCAGTCAGGCAGACCTTAGCGAAATTACGGTAACGAGCTTGCCAGCTTATCCCGAAAGCGGTGTAGCGATTGCACAGCGCTCGCTATTTGCTCAGCATCCGCAATTAAACCAGTTAAAGGCTGATAATCGCCGTTACTGGGCTGATCTCGCGGGGTTGTGATATGTGGCCATTTAAACGCCGAGCTACTGAACAACGTAGCATGACGATAGAAGATTTCCTCGCATTGTCAGGTATACCCAATACGGGATCTGGTGAGTACGTTTCATCCGGTACCGCCGAATCATTACCGGCAGTATTGAACGCGATCACCGTTATAGCGGAAGCAGTGGCCACAATGCCCTGCTACCTCTACAAGCTTCGTCACATTAACGGAAAAGAAACCCGAGAGTGGTTAAGTAGCCATCCGGTTGATTATCTTCTCAATGAAAACCCAAACGAGAACCAAACACCTTACCAGTTTAAGCGAACGATGATGCGCCATTGCTTATTAAATGGTAATGCCTACGCGGTGATCACTTGGGACAATGAAGGGCAACCCCAGAGCATACGTGCCTATTCTCCTGGTGCGGTCGTCCCTCAGCGCATTTCTGAGCATCGTTACAATTACACTATCACTGAGCCATTCACTGGAGCCGTAAGAACCTACCTTCAAGAAGAGATATTGCACCTTCGCTATTCCACTGATGATGGTTTTATAGGTAAGTCGCCGATCACTATTTGCCGTGAAACGTTAGGACTCGGTTTAGCACAGCAGCGCCACGGTGCTAGCGTGATGAAAAATGGCTTAATGGCGTCCTCAGTGATTAAAACGCCTGATTGGTTCGATAGTGTCAAAGGGCAAAAGGCTCTCGAGTCTCTTGAGCGTTACAAAGGGGCTAGGAATGCGGGTAAAACGCCGATTCTTGAAGGTGGCATGACATTCGAGCAATACGGCATGAGCAATCAGGATGCCGAGTGGCTCGCCTCCCGCCGGTTCACGATTGAAGATATTGCCCGCATGTTTAATGTTTCGCCTATCTTCCTGCAGGATTACTCAAACAGCACATACAGTAACTTTAGTGAGGCCAGTCGTGCATTTCTCACAATGACCATGCGCCCTTGGCTAGCAAATTTCGAACAGCAGATTAAGTCGGCACTGGTTATGGCGCCACCGTCACCCGGTACCCGCTATCAGGTCGAGTTCGATTCGTCTGATTTACTCCGAGCAACACCGGCTGATCGCTATTCGGTTTACGAAAAAGGCATCAAAAACGGCATTCTTAGCCCGAATGATGCGCGAGCAACTGAGGGATTGCCACCTCGTGAAGGTGGTGACGAATTTAGCCAGGCATGGAAGCAAGAAGTGAAAATCAGTAATAACGGGAGTGATGATAAATGATACCCGGACGCATGAATCGACGCATAACTATTCAGCGATTTACTGAAACCCAAAACCCAATGACGGGCTCGATTATCAAGCAGTGGACTGATCTCTCTACTGTGTGGGCTGATATTAGCTTTATTTCAGGGCGTGAGCTCATTGCCGCTCAAGCAGAACAAAGTGAAGTCACTGTGAGGTTTTGGATTCGCTACCAGAAAGGACTCACGACTCAAGACAGGATCCTCTACCAAGAGCCTGGCGTTTCAGCGTTGGTGTATGACATTACTTCAATCATCCCTGACGGGAAGCGAACACGGTTAGAGATATTGAGCAAAGGCGGGGTAAACGATGGCTGAGTTAATTACGCTTGATGAGGCAAAGCTACATTGCCGTATTGATTCCAGTGAAGATGATCCGCTGATTACGGTTTACATCGCCGCCTCGCTTGAGGCGTGTTGTAAGCACATAGGCAAAGCGATTGGTGATGAAGCCGGACAGCAACCGTTCACGCCGGGCATAAAAGCCGGTTGCCTGATGTTTATCTCAATGCTCTATGAGTATCGCACATCAATCAGTGATGTTGAGGCTAAGCGCGTTCCTTTTGCTATTGAATCGCTATGGTCCGTCTACCGTGACTTAGGGGTGATGTGATGCCGTGGAAACCATTAAGGCGATGCACAGAGCCTGGCTGCAATAAGCGTGTTACATCCGGTAAGTGTGAAGAGCATCAGCGTGTGTACTGGCGGGAAGAAGACAAACGGCGTGGTAACAGGCGCGAGCGTGGCTATACCAATGCTTGGGATAAGTATCGGCTCCAGTATCTGAAAGCAAACCCTCTCTGTGTTGAGTGCCAGCAACAGGGGTTACTCATTCCAGCCAAGATAGTGGACCATATCATTCCCATCAGTGGTGGTGATGATGTCCTGTTCTGGCCTGAGTGGAACCATCAACCGCTATGCCAAACTCACCACAACCAGAAGACAGTGAAACAAGACCCTATCACAAAGTCTCGCCGCGAAGCTGGTGAGTTCCGTGAGCTGGAGAGTAAAGCCGTAAGAGGAGTCGTGTTCTATGAGTGAACAAGAAACCTTGCAGCTATATAGATCACTGACTCGCAGCCGTGAGGCCTTCATGTCAGGCCGTAACAGAGTGACTGAGAGTAACTCTGTGCGGCGCAAGAGTCAGCGTGACCGAGAGCTCAACGAGTGCTTTCGCAACCGCTGACAGGCCGCACAACACGGGTGGGGGTAGTTTTAAGGACAAAAGGCCGTTCGCCAGTCACCGCGCCCCCCATCAGATTTTTACGCACGGTGATTTTTTGGGAAATAAGCCGCGTGGAAGGAAAAAAATTTTATGGCCAGACCGCCAAAGCCGCCGAGCTATCTTGATGAGCTGGCGGCTCAACAATGGAAACAAAAAGCAAAGCAGCTTTCCGAGCGTGGGGATCTGACTCCCGCCGATTGGAACAATCTCGAATTGTATTGTGTGAATTATTCGATGTACCGTAAAGCGGTTGCAGACCTTGCCACTCGTGGGTTTAGCATTATCAACAGTCAGGGCGGTGAGAGTCGAAACCCAGCGTTAAGCGCTAAAGCTGACGCAGAAAAAATCATGATAAAAATGTCCTCACTCCTTGGTTTTGATCCTGTTAGCCGCCGTAAAAACCCGGTTGAAACTGAAGAGGAAGACGACCTTGACCGCCTGGGATAACTACGCAAACGCGATAAAATCGGGTGAAATTCCCGCCTGTAAGCGTGTAAAACAAGCCGTTGAACGCTACTTTTCAGACCTGAACAACCCTCTTTATGAGTTTGATAAGGCTACAGTAGAGAAATTTATTGGCTTTTCTCTCCTTTGTCCGCACGTTAAAGGACCGCTAAGAGGTCAGCCAATCGTCTTGGAACCGTGGCAGCAATTCGCCTTTGCGTGTCTTCTTGGTTTCAAGGTGATCGCTACAGGGCGAAGGAAATATAGTAGTGCCTTTATTGAAGTGCCGCGTAAGAATGCAAAATCCACCGTGGCCGCAATGCTAGCTAATTGGTTTCTAGTAATGGAGCCTGGGCAACAAGATATTTACACCGCTGCCGTGAGCCGTGATCAGGCCCGTATCGTGTTCGATGATGCGCGGCAAATGTGCCTACTCTCAAAGCCGCTAAAAAAACGTCTTAACGTCATGCAGCACCGCATGATCTATCCGAAATCTAACAGCATACTGAAACCCTTAGCGGCTAAAGCGGCAACCATTGAAGGGACCAACCCAAGCCTCGCAATTATTGATGAGTATCACCTTCACCCTGATAACAGCGTTTACTCAGCGCTAGAACTCGGGATGGGTGCCCGCCCTGAGGCCATATTATTTGCAATCACCACGGCCGGCAGCAACGTAGTCTCAGCTTGTAAGCAACATTACGACTATTGTTGCCAGATCCTCGCGGGGGAAGAAGTGAATGAATCGCTATTCATTCTGATTTATGAGCTTGATGATGAGAGCGAGATAGACCAGCCAGAGCTATGGATAAAAGCCAACCCAAACCTCAATGTTTCCGTTGATGAAGCTAAATTAGACTCGACCATCCAAAAAGCCCGCGGCATCCCCTCCCAATGGGTAGAGATGATGACAAAGCGTTTTAATATTTGGTGTCAGGGTTCAACGCCTTGGATGGGTGCCGGTGCCTGGGAGCGATGCGCAGATAGTTACGAGGAACGGGACCTATACGGCAAAGAGTGTTATGCGGGGCTTGATCTATCATCGACTGGCGATATTACTAGCGTGTGTTATGCCTTTCCATACGGCGACGAAATAAGATTAGTCACTCGTCATTATCTGCCTGAATTCCAACTACAGAACGTGGCCAATAAAAACCGCGCAATCTATCGCCAGTGGGTGCAAGCAGGATGGATTAGGACAACACCAGGGGATTGTATTGACTACGATCGCATCCGAGACGACATAATCGAAGATGCTAACGCTTTCTCAATAAAACTGGTGGGCTTCGATATATGGAACGCCACGCACCTTAGGACTCAACTTCAAGGCGCTGGGCTCGATGTTGAGCCATTTCCTCAAACCTACATGAAATTTAGCCCTGTATCGAAATCTTTCGAAGTATTCGTTAACCGCAAGGTTATTCGGCATAACGGGGACCCGGTCCTAGCTTGGGCGATTAGTAACGTAGTGATGGAGTCCGATGCCAATGCCAACATTAAGCCTAATAAGAAAAAATCAGCCAATAAGATAGACCCAGTGATCGCGTCTTTGATGGCCTTCGGCACTTGGCAGGCAGAGCACGAGGAATTTAGTTTCGATATGGGTGGCCAACATAAAGAAAGGCTACGCAATTTTACAGGCGTTTGAGTCATCTAACGCCATATCTGGCGTTTCAATAGCGGAAACTTGCCGCACTTTTAGTATCAGTATAAGACTTAACGAGGTGAATATGATTAAAACATTAACATTGAAAGGCCAAGCAGCTAAGAAGTTCGGTAAGACACACCAGTTTCACGTTGCCGATTTAAACGAGATGATTCGTGCGATGTGCTCACAGGTTAAAGGCTTTAAGAGGTACCTGGCCACCGCACATCATGACGGTATTCACTTTGCCTTTTTCTCTGAGAAAGAAAACATCGGGCTTGAAGGCTTTGAGCTTACGACAACAGCCAAGACATTTACCATGCAGCCTGTGCCTCGTGGTTCCAAGAATGGTGGTCTTACTCAAATTATTATCGGAGCCGCTGTTCTTACCGCTGCGTTCTTTACTGGCGGAGCTGCTTTAGGTGCCTACGGGGCTTACGCAGCAGCAGCAGCCACAGCACTAACCGGAATTGGCATATCTATGACACTAGGCGGTGTCGTCCAGATGCTTACGCCTCAGCCAAAAATGAGCGTAGGGTCGTCTTCCAGTGCTGACAATAAACCGAATTATGCCTTTGGCGCGCCGGTGAATACCGTGGCAATGGGCTATCCCGTTCCAGTGCTTTACGGTGAGCGAGAGGTAGGCGGGGCGGTGATTAGTGCTGGAATATTTTCAGCTGATCAACTCTAGGAAAAATTCATGCTTTGCCTTCAAGCGACGGAAACTTGCCGCACTTAGTGTCGCGCGAAGAAAGCGCGCGCGGGGTGCCGCACTTTGTTTTTACGAATGTCGCTGTAACCCTTGTTATCACTGACTTTGTTTAATGTGCCGCACTTAGCTCGCATATATACAGGCTAAGTGCGGCAATAGTATATAAATTACTCAATATGCCTCACTTGCCGCGTTTACTGCCGCATTTAATAGAGGTTCTATGAAATCGAATAAAGCTATTGATGACACATTATCAGCAATGGTTCTTGCTGGTGGTGAGCCGATGAATGGACAACAACGGCTTATGGTCCGTAATGGTGTAGCCCAAAGAGATGCAGACAGGAAGAGGTTCTTACGGAGTGTACACAGTAAGGGACAGTTTGAATGGAAGAAACCACAGCCTAAAAGATAACTACGGGGATCGCCGTAGTTTACCTATCTGAACCGTCACCCAAATATTGGGTATCGCCCTATAAGTTGTTCTGGTGTTTTGCTGGCTGTGCAGAATGCGGTGGGGTACTAGGTGGGGTACAAAACTAAAAAAGGCACCACTCAATTAAGAATAATGCCTTTCTTTTTAATAGGTTACGAATAGAACTTAGTTCATGCCGTATTTTTTCAGTTTCTTGCGCAGCGTACCACGGTTGATACCCATCATCAGTGCTGCACGAGTCTGGTTACCACGGGTGTACTGCATTACCATGTCCAACAGGGGCTGTTCTACTTCAGCCAGGACCAATTCATAGAGTTCATTAACATCTTGACCATTTAACTGTGAAAAGTAGTTTTTCAAAGCTTGTTTTACATTATCACGCAATGGTTTTTGGGTGACTTGGTCTTGTGAGTTAACAGTTGAAACGGTCAGTACGTCAGAATTTACGCGTTGTTCGAACATAGTTCTTTAAGCTCTTTTTTTTCGTTTACGCCAGGTTTTCGAAGTATGCTTCCAACGCTTCCAGTTGTTCACTGGCATCCTCTATAGCGTTGAATGAGCGCCGAAACTGGTCATCAGGGGCATGTTCTTGTAAGTACCAAGAAACATGTTTGCGGGCAATACGGTATCCCTTGGCATGGCCATAAAAGCTATGCAACTCCCGTATATGTCCGATTAGCATTGACTTCACCTCAACGAGTGGTTTCGGTGCAAGTAGCTCCCCTGTGTCCAGGTAATGCTGGATTTCCCGGAAGATCCATGGTCTTCCCTGAGCAGCACGGCCTATCATGAGGGCATCAGCCCCAGTATAGTCCAGTATCGCTCTGGCTTTATGCGGGTCAGTGATGTCTCCATTCGCAATAACGGGAATAGAAACATTCTGCTTAACTGTCCGAATACTGTCGTATTCCGCTTCCCCATTAAACAAGCAGGCACGAGTCCGGCCATGAATGGTTAATGCTTGAATACCACAGCGCTCAGCCAATTGGGCAATTTCAACACAATTGCGATTATTAGTATCCCATCCGGTACGAATCTTTAGCGTGACAGGTACGTCAACCCCATTCACCACGGCACGTAGAATAGACTCTACGATATCGGGATGTTGGAGTAAGGCTGAACCCGCCATCTTACGATTCACTTTTTTGGCTGGGCAACCCATATTGATATCAATAACTTGCGCGCCAGAATCAACGTTAATTCTCGCGGCTGCAGCCATCTCATCGGGATCACATCCTGCTATCTGTACCGAGCGGATACCTGGCTCATCACTATGTACCATACGCAGTCGAGATTTATCACTCGCCCATACTTGTGGGTTCGATGACAACATCTCTGACACGGTCAATCCAGCACCATTTTCATAACAAAGCGTACGAAAAGGACGATCAGTGATCCCGGCCATCGGCGCGGCAATCAGGCGATTTCGAAGCTGGTATTGTCCAATGCGCATAGGGTAGAAAGTGGCCTTAAATGTTCGCAAGGCGGCGTATATTACGCATTTTTTATGGAAGATGAAAGGCCAAACTTTGAACAATTTGTTTTAAAGTCACCTTTTGTTCACTGCAGACTAGGAGGGGGTATAACAATATCTTTATTAAACAGTGTGTTATCTGATTTTTTGTTTTCAAATTCACGGGTTAGGGGGACAAAAACCTTTGAAAAAGTTATCCCCCTCCCTAGCGTTATGCTGTTATTGAACTACCATCCGCCCATTCAACGGCTGGGTGGGGCGGTTATTGGTTGTGCCAAGCAGCGATTTAATACGGTCAAGTTGTTGTAAAGAAAGTGAGACACTCTCCTTCATCACTAGCCAACGAACCCCTTCGCTACAAGGTGGGGTGGTGAGTGAACCGCTAAATCGGTAATAGTGTTTTGAGGTAGGAAATAACGAGGCGATATCAAT